CCTCTACATCATCATTAGCCGTCATCATAATATATACTTGCTCAGTTACATACTTACCTAGCTCATACATTGCTAGTAAGAATAATAGTCTTAATATTTGTTTAATCATTGTTTATCTACCTTCTTTGCTTCGTATAAGACCGGATATAAATTTAAAAAGTGTATTCTATATCCAATCGTCTTAACTTCTACTTTGTCGCCTACTTTTAACCTAGCTTGTATGTCTGCGCTATCAAATTTCTTTTTGAATAATAAGTCGGAGTTTTCAATGACTTGTTTGTTGTCTAATACAATATAGAACTTGTCTTCTTTATCTTGTCTCTTGTTATATTTATCTGTAATTGTCCCTTGATGTACTTCTTTGTTTTGGTAACTAGCCACTGTATAGATAGGCAATGCGACAACAAGTAGCAATGCGGTTATACCGAATAATGACAGTATTCCAACAATAAAGATGTCGAACCCATCCATATTTTTAAGTTTTTTAATCATTTCCCACACTCCCTTATATTTTCAAACAACTGACCCACTTTAATAACTGCATCCCTTTTAACTTGTTTCTCGTACTTCTCTTTCGCTTCTTCTTTACTCTCTGCCTCAACAACTGTAAACCTTTGATTACTCTTAGCTTTAGTTATGTGTGTATGTTTACGTCCTGTTGAATCTTTGAATGTTGTGACTAAGTATTGTGTCACTTCCCCAAAACCTCCTTGACTCGATCTAAGATGTCTTTACACGTATCCTTTTCCTGCGTCTGCTGTTCCATCTTGTCTTTCATGATTCCTTTTCATTTTCTTTTTGTATGCGTCAATGAGTTGGTCGATAGAATAGTAAGTATTGGCGTACAAAAACGGCATTATTAAAACTTGTACAATGCTATTATCAATACCTTTTACAAATTGTTCTGTTAGCGTATGCATTACATGAACAAAATAAACTGAATGTAGTTTAGGTAAAGTAACTTCATTTTCAATCAAATCAACCATAACCTCAGTAGTTTCTTCCAAATCTTCTTCATCAACAATAGTCAGAGTTAATTGCAAACTGAAAGCTAAGTAATCAGCAATCTCATCTAATTGTGTATCTAGTGGCTTACCTGGTTGTTTCTTCCAATTTTTAAAAAACTCAAGTGTGTTAATCCACTCTACAAATTCAATAATCATACTAGCTACTGTGTCATTTAAATTTCTAGTTGGTATTCTATCGTCGAACTCCTTTTGTATTTGTAATAACTCTTGTAACTGATCAATTGTTAATGTGTTAGTCATTTTCCTGTTCCTCCTCATATTTATAGACAACTTGACCCGTCATAATCCCTACTGCTTCATCAAGATAAATATCTTCTTTGAGTGCATCTTGCATAGCATTAGGTAAACCCTCAAGTATTTCATCAAACGCTTGTGCTTTCTTATACACGTCCTCAATCTCTTTTAGTAATCCCTCTGTGTCATTGCCGTTACACGCACTAGCACTTATAACGGACTGTTCTATTTGTTCACGGTTATTCATTAGTGTCATCCTCCATTTGTCCTAAAAATTCGTAGAACTCATTTGTTCCGTCTAATTTGTCCATTCGGTACAATATAGCACTTGCGTTGATTTTAGCTCCCATGTTTATAGCTACTGCCTTGTTCGCTCTACTCTCAATCTGTAGTTCGTTAAGTCTAAAACGGTAAAATTCGTATCTTCCAAGCAATTCATTTTTGACTGTGCGCCACATGTTCTCCAGCTCTTCGTTACGCTCTCGTAACTTCGCTATATCCTCGATAAGCTCATCTCGTTGCTTCTTGTACTCATCACGTTCTTTTAATGCTTTGTGAAGTTTATCTAATAAATTGTTTAAGTTAGTACAAAGTTTTTTATATTGTTCATCTGATAAGGTGACCGTCATCTCATAACCTCCAATAGCATCTCATTTTCAAAAATATTTCCAACAATTTCAATAATATCGTCATTTTCACTTAGTAATTCAGTTACATTGCTAAAAGTTATATAAAAGGCTCCTTCTTTAAACTCGATAAAACTTACTTCTCTCGAATAACAATCTTGAACAATATCCCCTTCATAAATCTCCACACCGTGCACATCTTTAAATCCTGTGTATTGTAATAGTTTTACTTCATTGAAACTTTTATAACCTGTTGAAATCAAAATGTACCCACTATTAAAATCGATTTCGTCAATAATACTCATAACTTTTTTATCTTTATCCCAAGCTTTAAATTTCAACATCATTCTACCAACTCCCCATCTTTCCAAATCAATGTCATCGTCATGTCATCGTTTAAGATATAGAATGCTTTAGTAGGAAAAATATTGTCGTCTTCAAAACGTTCGTTCAAACTGATACCTTTGTGTAATGCGGATTTATAGACTCCTTCTTGAATCTCATATACCTCTAACAACCTATCAAACTTAGTCTCTTCCGTTACTTCTTTTTCAATATCAACTATGAAGGGGATATCAATTGGAATAAAACTTGACGTCGAACACTTATTTGTATTTGGATGAAAACGAACGAATCCATCACTAAATCCTGTTGAAAAAAATATTTTTCCTTGTGATAGATCCGGATTTTCTCGCGCCCATTTAATTAATTCATCTAATCTCATTTCTTTTTTAACTTTGATTTTCATTGTTATATCTCCTCTTGAACAGTAAATTTATCGTTAATTGATACATATCCAGTCACATTACATAAGATGCTATCAACATGAAAAGTCACAAAACAGTTGCGCTCAACATCATTTGAATAGAATCTTTTATTACCTGATAACTTGGGGTTATCCCAAGCCCATTGGATAAGTTCAGGTAAATTCATTTCTTTTTCAATTTTGATTTTCATTGTTTCCGCCCTTTTAAAATAAAGTTAGTTGCTTCTGTTCCTCGTATTCCAAACCATGTTGCTTTATATATGTTTCGAGCTCTTCTGCTGTATCAAACATCTTTTTAACGCCTTGCCAACCTGGTACGATATTCCCGTGAAAGTAATAAGTGCCATTTACTACATGGATATGTGCCACTCGCTCGTTGTCTTGATACAGATATCTCTTAGAGCTGAAAAATTGGTTTAAGTATTCTTTGCGTGCGCTATCGTTCATGGTCATCACTCCTTTTAACAATTAGGCAGACCAAACGACATGCATTCGTTATATAGCTCTTCATCCCATATGCTTGTCTTATAGTTTTCAATCACATTGCTAACTTCTTTATGACTCATAGCTTTAACTTGTTCGTCTGTATATTTTTCACAGTCTTCTAATCCCAATTGTTCCTGTAATGACATTACGTAATCAACTTGTTTTTGCGTTGCCATCGTTACCCCTCCCACAAATCAAATGCTCTTTGGACGTAAAACTTCGCTTTTGCTAAATCCTCATGACCACTCTTTAACGGTGCTCTAGATAAGTATTTGATTGCATTACCTATTGCGAATGCTAATTGTGGTGGGTACTGCGCCGTAACTTGTTCGATAATAAAATCTATAATTTCAATGTCGCCGTATGTGTAATGTGCTGGTTGTTTAACATTGTCTTGCGTTTCGTTCATATCTACTTTTCTGTTACTAATTATGCTCATTATGCTTCACTCCATTTCTTGAACATTTGGTTATAAGTGACATCGAACCAGTACGGATCACGTGAATGTTTTTGTGGCACATCAAATAAATGTGGCTTCTTTCTTCTTAGCTCAGCTTCTTTACGTCGTTGCCTAGCCATTTCACGCTCTCGCTCCAAAGCTTTTGTTATTTGTATTTCTCTATAGTCGTTTAGCTTCATGCCGAAAGGTGCATCAATTGCTTCCGACATCTCCCAACCCTTCGCAACTCTGTTTCTAACTATTTCGGGCGTGAGTCCTTTCTTTTTCATCTGCTCATTTTCATATTCAGTGTATTTAGAAGGGGGTTTTTCTTGTGGTGGCGCAATAAGCGCATCGCCCGTTAGCCCTTTTGCTATCCTGTAATTAATTAGTCCTTTGCTTAGGTTGTACTTTTTAACTATTTCGCTAACAGTCATCATTTTGCCGTCAACCTTTACTTTCTTAGGCTTTACTACATTTTGTATTAAATCTTTCCCCCTCGCCCCTCTGTCGTACCTAGTAATCAATGTCGATACTTTGATGTCGTATTTATCCGATACATCAATAAGCGTCATCAATTTACCGTCTATTCTCACTTTCGTTTTTATGCCCGCCATTTATTCCACCTCTACATTTACATTTCTAATTTTTAGATTGTCATACTCTAGTATTTCGTCAGGATTGTTATATAAGTAATCTGCCAGCGCTTCTTTTTCTTTATCCACATCATCAAAATGCTGATATTCAACTTCTGTAGGTATCCTTATATCAATCGTTGCATTTATATATGCTTGTTGTTGCATTAGATCACTTCATTTCTCTTTTGCGTTCTCGTCTTGCTTTAATTAATTCCTCGTACGTAATCCATGTTTTGCCTGTGTATTTAGGCGCTTTACATATCCACGTTAAATTCACATCTCTATACTGATATCTGAATATCTTCGCTTTGATGTTGGCAACTTCAGTCGCCTTACCTTTAACGTCTATAACTTCAACCAGTTTCCCTTCCTTCCACAAAGAGAAATCGGCTATATACGTAATCGGTCTTTGCTTCCCAAATTTAGGTTGTAGTTCGAATTTCGGTTGTATTTCGATATGATCATAATTAGTTCCATTCATATTACTTTCTAAATATTGGTAATATTCACATTCTACTTTGCTATCAAATACAATTCCTTTGTACTCAACTTTCTTAGCGTTGTATTTACTCATCGTACACCTCTAAATATCAAATATCGTTGCTTGTAAACCTAGCTCTTGCTCATATAGAAGTCCGTGAGCGCCTTTAAATCGTTTTAGGTCACTATCAGTCATAATTTTCTTTTCGTCGCTGAAATGGGCTCCTGTGAGCGAATAAACTTCATTCTCATTCTCTTTATACTTGATGACCTTAATATCTTCTGTGCCATCTTCTCGGTATAAGTAATATTTTTCTTTCGGCATTTTTAACACTCCTTAATATTCGACGATAGCGGGGCGTGTGTGACGTTCTGCAAGTTTTTGGATAAATAGGTCATATAACTTGTTTTCGTCTCCCTGTGCCTCGTCTATGAGTTTCTGAGCGTACACATCTGAACACTCAAGTTTAGTTTTTAAAAATTCTTTGGTAATCATAGTTTTAAACCTCTAGTCCTGTAATCTTGACCGTCCATCTTGATAAGCGTTGTGTTGCTCATGATTCTGCTGAATATACGTTGTAAGTCTTTGTTTTTTGTCATTTCTTTCTCGTCTAAGTTGGTAGTAAAGATATTGTGTTTGCCTATTCTACTTTCGATAAGCTCAAACATCTTACTAGTAGCGAATTCGTTCATGTTGATACCGTAGTCATCGAATACCATTAAATCGACATCACTTATAATTTGAGCCAATTCCTGTTCAGTCATAGCAGTTTGGTTGTTATAAGTGTTTTTAATTGTTGATATCAATTGAGGTACGTTCATATATAGCACTGTGTAGTCTTTAGCTTTAACTGATTTAACAATACTCATTGATAAGTGTGATTTACCTGTACCAAATGAGCCTTGAATTAGTAGCGATTGTTTATTGTCTAACGTGAAATTGTTTGCGTAACGTTCGCATAAGTTTTTCGCATAGACTAGTTGTTCATTAGTCGGATTGTAATTATCAAACGTTGCTTTCGTTAGATCTTCGTTCATTATCGATTGTTTGAATATGCGTTCTGCTTTTCTTCGTCTATTTCTCTTGTGATAGTTTTCAGTTGATTGTTTGGCGTACTCTATCATTTCGCAGTCACAACCATGTTTGAATTCTGAACCGTCATCAAATTTGTAATAGTCGTACTTACGTCCACAGTTCTCACATTTCAAATCAAACGCTTGTTCAATGATTTGTTTCTTTAAAGTTGGTTTCTTTGCTAAGTTCTGGAATGACTCCACTTTCTCACTCCTTTAAAACGGTAAATTTTCTATACTGGATTGTGATGCACGCTGAAACGCATCTACATATTGATTGTTTACTTCTTCTTTAATCTCTTCGCTATAATCATTCATATAGCTTTCGTTAGTTAAAAACGTTTTAGGGTACTTTTGATATTGTTTGTCTGTAATAGTTTTCAAATATTCTCGTGTACCTTGCATGATTTGCTCAAAAGAATGTTTCTTTAAGCATGATTTGAATTTAGTGAAAGATATCTTTTTATCTTTCTTCCTGTCGTAAAGTTTCCACCATTCTTCAAATTGCTCATGCGTAACGTCAGTTGCGCTATTATTTGCACTTAAGTTCTTATCTATATCTTTTTCTTTATCTCTTTCTAATTCTTTATCTAATTCTTTATCTAATTCTTTATCTTCTTCTGTTGCGTGACTGTCACGTGACGTCACGTGACCATTTAGCAATTTTCTGTTGTTTTCTCGTTGCTTTTGTTTCCTCAACCTGTTCTGCTCTCTGATTTTCTCGAGTCCTTCAATATTTTGGTGCTTTTCCCAATTTGTCACTTTTATGACACCATTAACTTTTTCAATCATGCCCAATGTCTCAAAAGTTTGTATTGCTAACCTTATTGAGTTGATAGGTCGACTAAACTCATTTGCTAACATTTCTTCGTTATAAGGCAAGTTTTCGGATAACATAATATAACCTTGTTCGTTGTACTTTCCTGATAAAGTTAGCAACTTAACCCAAATAGTTATGATCGTATCTCTTTCGGGTAAGGCTTCGATATATTTGATTTTGCTGTCATCAAACATGCCAACTTTAAGTTTTATCCACGATACTTCTCCCATTGTCTTCTCCTTTCAACATTTTATTGAGCCTCTCATCAACTTTTATCCACGAGTCATGCAAGTGATATTTATCATCAAACGACTTAACGCCAATCGCATGTTGCTCGTTATGATGTTCGCGACATAGCGCTAATACATGTTTGTCATAGTGGTTCATTTTGTTTCTGTTCATACCTCTACCGACTGCTTCGTAATGTGCTAAGTCAGCGTGTGGTTTTCCGCATATTACACAGTTGCGGTTGATTGTAGCCCAATATAATAACGCTTTATCTTCGCTTAACAACTTACTCGTTTCTACACTCATAGGTATTTGATGATGAAACATAAACGCTATAATCAGTTCTATTAACTCCCTTGCAACTTTCATAGAACAGTCGCGCAGACTGATTTCTTCATAACCTTTCATAATTTCCAATTCTGTTTGTAATAATTTTCTAGTTGATTCCACTGGTTCTCCCCAGTGAAGTTCTATATCTCTACACATTGCGAATATTTTTTTGCGTTGTTCTATAGATAGTTTTTTATTATCCGGAACCTCTACTTCTGCTTTTAGTGGATATCCGTTTTCTAGTAAGTCAATGTGACTTTGTTCAAGTTCAACACCAGTAGCAACGACGGAATAAGTGCCGTCATTGTCTTTCTGGTATCTTGTAATGTATTGCATTTAAACCACGTCCTAGAATGGTAAATCCTCACTACTAATATCAATTGGACCATTAGCATTAGCAAATGGGTTTGATTGTTGACTCATTGGCGTCTGTTTGCCATTTGCTTGTTGTTCTTTTTGTCTCATCTCATCAGTTTTAGGTTCTGGTTTATTAACTACTTCATCGCCCTTATTCCAAACTTTTACATACGAGAGTCTTACAAAATACTTTCCTTGATCTTCGTTAAATTTATTTTTAAGAACGATTGTACCCATCTTGTTAATTAATTGGTCTGTATCGAAAGTTAAGTCTGGTAAGTTTAATTTGATACCCAATCTACTTAACAACTCGATGTATTGTTTTTCTTGGAAGTCTTGTTGGAATGGTGGAACGAATTGATTGTGTTTATACTGTTTACCTTCGTTGTTTTCAAAAACGATTGTGAAATATCTGTTTTCTTTGTCGTTAAATTCGACATTTGCAACTTTCGCTGTAAATTCTCCAGCACCTAAAAAGTCTCCGCCTTTCATGAATGCCTCTTGATTAGTTTCTTGAATGTATTGTGTTCTACCTGTGATTTTCATAGTTTTTTACCGTCCTTTTTAGTTTTTTCATTAGTTTCCATTTCTGATTGCTTGTACAACATCGTTAATACTTGGATTGATAAATACTTTATTATTAATATTTATTGATGGAGAATGTCTGATCTTCGTTTCAAATGTGCTTGAAGGTTCAGCATTTAAAACATATTCTTTTTTCTTTTCTCCGTTTTCTTCATGTTCTAAAATCATTGCTCTAGCTAAAACATCACTTTGAGAAGTAATGGCTTTTTTAATTTGTTCTTGTGCCTCAATAGTGATAGTAGGATTGATTGTGCTACCTTCTTCATCTTTGTCCTTATTAATCCCTTCATGACCAGTAATAACAAAATGGAATTGATGTTCTTCCTGTTGCTTAGCAATTAATCTATACATGCTCACTATTCTTTCGGCTACTTCTCCCCAGTCGTTAAACGTTGGCTTTTTACCTTTGTTTTTCATAACGTCTTGAAGTGTTATATCTCTTAGTTTTTGTATTGTCTCAATAACTACTACATCAATTTGTTGTCCGTTATTTCTCATTTGTTGAATAACCTGAGGTAGATATTGTATAATCGCTACAAAATGTTGGTAGTTTTGAATAGCGACGTCTGATCCTTCATCGACAACTGTTGTTCCATCTTCATTAATATCAATAACAAATGCGTTATTATCTCTAGTTGCAAACGTTGTTTTACCTGTACCGATTTTTCCGTAGATAGCGAATTTGTAAAATTTCTTTTTGTTCTTTTCAGCAATATTATTAATTTTTAACCTTTTTAAGATGTCCACTTGCTCATTGATTTGTTCAGTCATATACTACCCCACCTTTACCGTGTATGACGTTGGTTTCTCCACGATGCTGGCACCCTCTAAAACTTCGCCGTTTGCGTCAATTAAAGTGCCGTTTTCAGTTACATTAAAGTCTTTCTTAATGTCTGATTGGCTAAGTTTTTTGGTTACTTTTACATAGTTGTCAAAACCACGTTGTTCAAGTTGGTTAATCACTTCTTGCTCGTTGCTCACTTGGATAACTTTAGAACCTTTACGTGAGGTTACTTTGCCGTACGGCGTATTGAGCTTGAATTTACTATCTTTTTCTTTTTCTATTCTGAAATACTCAATCACTAGGCTTTGTAGATAATCTTTGCTACCTTGCAATTTCTCTACTTCTTTTTCTTGCCATGACTTGATACGTTCTATTTCTTTATCTGCTAATTCATTGATTTCATTCTCTTTAGTAGTAATCGCATCTAACTTTTTAAACACCCAGTTAGCACTGTCTAAATCGGTAACTTCAAATCGTTCATCTTGTTCAATATTCTCTAGTTCTTGCGCTTGTAACTCATTCATTGATTAATTCCTCCCCTGCAATAACACGTTTCATTTGTTCATAGATTTCTTGAGCCTCTTCGTCGGAGTAGTTAGTGCTGATGGATAAATGACTAATACATAATTCGTAACGATCATCAAAATGGAGCAAATAAACTGTAAATGTTTCATCGTTATGTCTTGCAAATTGACACTCAATTCTTGCATCAGAATGCAAAATCAGTTCGTTTAATTCGTTAGCAATTCTTAATAATGTATGTTTCATATTTAGCACCTACCATTTCATGACTAAGTTAATTAGTCTGTCCTGTTCATCTGTGTTCTCTTCAATCCATTCGTTTATAACGTCACGCATTGCATCCGTCGCAAAATATAGTTCGCTTAAATCTACAACATGAAATGATTTAAGTGGAATATTATTCATATCCTTGATTTGTATACTGATACCGTCATGTTTTTTCATCGCAGACACTTTAAATTCAAACCCGTTAAAGCTGATAATTTTATTTTTTATCTCACCAAATTTGTAATACATTGTTTTAGCCCTCCTTGTTATCATCAATACCGTGAAATTTTTGTGATTTACACATTTGGAGAACATTGACAATGTCTTTATAACTCTTAGTGCTATCCAATAAGGAAGCAAGATCGAAAGTATGACCAATCACAGAATTTGAACCTGCTAAATAATCTCCGTCGATAACTCCTATTGATGAGAAAAGCAAAATATCAAATTTACTTTCTCCCTTAATTTTTTTCGCTAATTCATACAATTCTCCGCTTTTTTCAGATAATAAGTCTTTTACTTCTTCCTGAGTCATGTCTTTATATTTTTTAGTCATTGTTGACTTCCTCCGTTTTTCGTTTTATATTGAACATGAATTTTTTCTTAAGTGTTTGATACTGTTACTTGTTGGCGCAAGTAGCAGTTTTTTTATTCTTCATAAAAGTATTCCTTATAAAATATGAATGTCGCTATGCTTGCGAATCCTGCAATTGACCACGCTGTGGTGAAGTATAGAAACGGCATGAGTACAATCGCTAAGACTGTGAAGCATAATACTGCTAATAAGTAGCTTTTATAAGTTTTACTCATTTGATAACTCCTCCATTATTCTCTGGTCTGATAAGTCGTGATAAGGGAATTTTTTCCTAGCTAATTGGACTGGTATTCTGCCTCGTATCGCAATGTATCCTTCATCTTCAAGCTCTTTATTCAGTTCTCTTATTATTTGTCCTGCTTTGGATTTAGAAACAGATAAAATTACCGCAAGTTCTTTAGCTTGCAAACTATTTTTCATCATATCTTTTCCTCCTTTAAAATAACTGTTGATTCTCTGGGTTATCTGCTTCGTAATTATCTGCAATAATACTTTTAGCGAAAAAGTCCAAACTGACCTTATATAGGTTGTTCATAGATTTCTTTACGTTAACCCCTTCCTCAAGTACATAAGGCACCCTAAAATCATTTATAAACAGTCCGTTTTCGTCTAAAGTAACGGTTGGTAATTCAGGTTTGTTCCGTCTATAAACTTCTCCTAGTGTAGGTTTTTGCTTTTCAGCTTGTTTAGTGAAGTCGGAAAATGCCTTAAGTAGTTTTATTCCTGAATCAGGATCACTGTGTCGCTCAATCGTTTCTGCTGTAGACTCTTTACTAAAATCATTCCGATTGATTACAGGCTTTCTCGTATTTCGTTCAATCTTCCAAACCTTCCACGTCACAACTGCCATTGTGGTGAGGAGGGTTGTTTTGTATAGTGCGTTCATTTGTAATTCCTCCTATTAAGTTGTTTGTTCAATTGTGTGTTATTCTTCTTCGTCTAAATCAAAGTGCTGTTCGATTTGGTCAATTGCCCACTCAATCATTGATTCAAGGTGTTTCTCTCTGTCGACTTCGTAAGTGTGCTCAATCTCGCCTGCATATGTCACAGTAAGAGTATCTTTGTGTGTGTATGTTTGACTTTTGTTTTCTTTAACTGCATAAAGTGTTAATACTATATTGTTTAGCTTTTCTTTTTGTTCTGGTGTCATTTACGCTCCCCCTAAATTAGCTTCATAACCGAATTCAGTCATGATTTCATGTATTTTCAATCTGCCTTTTTGTGTCCATCTAGTTTGTAAAACTGTGTCTTCTCTGCCATCAGAACGCACAATTGTTATAGTGTCTGAATCTGTGTAACTCTTGCCCATGTGTTCTGAGTAAAGCACCCACTGTTTATTTACTTTTCGTTGTAGTCTAGCTTCGTGTAGTAGTTTGTTTAACTTTTGTGCTGATATACCGTAGTCTGCCGCGATTTGAGTTGTGGCTAATGTGCCAGTTGACTTTAAGATTTCATCTACATAGTCTGCTTTGGGTTTTAGTTCTCCGATTTCTTGTTGTAAAAGTAAGTTTTGCTCTTTTTCTTTCTTATACTCAGTCAACACTGTAATGATGTAGTCTGGATCTTTTAATGTTTGTTCAATTACATTGTCTGTTGCGTATATACCGTGTTTTCGAATAGCTGGTAGGACATCTGATGTTACCCATCGTTTGAATTTCCGAGCGGTTTCTCTGATTTTTTCGTTTTTGCTTTGTTTAGAAGCATCGAAGATTAAACTGTATAATCCTGATTCGTTGATTAATGTCACAGTCCTTAATTGACCTGCGTACCTAATTTGGGTACGTAGCTTATCCTCATCCTCTACATGGTTATTTATAGCGTTTCGATAATTTGAATATCCTAATATCTTAGCTACTTCGTTACCTACAACGTATGGTTCATTTTCGATTGTTAATGTATTTACTGGTAATTCTTCAAAATTAAATGTTTGTAATTCTTGCATAATGTTTATGCTCCTTTCATGTATAATGTTGTTATCAACCTAAGGAGGTGATAAGTATGGAACAAGTCCACGCTTGTCTTTTAGGTGAATGGGTTAATCTTCATGATGATGAAAATTGCAAAATGGGACCTCGTATGACTTCTCCATCAATATGGTGGGAAGAAAACGCTGAATTATGGTCTCCAATTCAAAAATTAGAAGCTGATACAATGTATCAACAGGACTACATCATGATTAATTACAAGGGTAAAGATTACCGAATTCATCCTATCTTTATTCAAATTGTTACTTCATAATCTTTTGTTGAGTAATAATATTTTTAATAACCTCAACATCTTGGTCGTCGAGTCGTAGCTCGGCGGCTTTTTTACTAAATTGTCCGTCAATAATTCTGTTGATTTCGTGCCACTGTGCAGGTGTGAATTGCTTTCTAAATTCTAAAAAATGTTTGATTGTTTCTTCCATTTGTAGTTCCTCCTTTATTCGAAATCATCGATGGTTAATTCTGAAACTCTCTTTTCATAGATATATAAATAATAGTTTTTGAT